CCGAGCTGACAATATATCCAACTGGAATTACTGCCAGAACACTTATTATCAATTGCTCGATATTGTCGAGCGATGCAGGATTGCTGTTATATGCAACTGCAACTGAAATCGTAAAATTAACTTTGGCGCGAATGTTTGTTTTGCTAATTGTTTCAAATTCTAGGTATGGGCTATCTGGAACAACAACCACAGCTGGAGGAATAACTGTTTCAGGCACGAATGCATAAACATTTCCTGCAACGCTAGATAAAGCAGTTGCTAAAGGCGTGCGGATTTGTTGGAGGATTGTTTCATTAGGCATTTAGAGAGCCATACTTTCGGTGTCAATATATGAACCTAATAATCCAACACATTTATTGAATAATGATCGACCCATTCTGAAAGGTGTAGCTGTAAAATCTACTCCTTCAATTTGTCCTCCGCCTGCAAGTCGGGCTTGAAAGACTTCGACTGAAACTGTATAGACGGCTGATTGAACAGCTGCATTTCCAACATAAGTTGATCCGCCAGAAAGGGCAGCAGTTCCGGATGGGATGACATTAGCCTCGAGTATGTCGGCATTAGTGATCGATTGCGAAAAGGTATATTGTCCAAGATTATCTGCCAAGACAACTCTTGTTCCGTTGTATGGTGATCCGCATCCTGTGATGATGACTGATTGTCCTTCGGTGAATTCATGTATTCCTAGTGTAGTGAAAGTAGCGACATTATCTGTCAGCGATACTTTCTCGATTGGGCTTTTGAATGTAACTAGCATTGGCAGAATGACTGTTTCTGCTGTGTCAATAATTTGATTTAGATAAGTGTCATCATAAAGAGAGGAACTTACACCCAATACGGAACGCAACTGGGTTGCGGTGATAATTGTTGGCATAAATTCCTCTCTTTGACTCCCATTTATAGCTGCCTACCAGCGGGAGCACCAGTAGGCATTAAGGGCTTACTTAGTTCTTGTTAAACCAAACTCCGCCACCAGCAAGTTTTACTGCTAATGCGCCGTAACCATAATATGCAACAGATACTTGACCAGTTGCAGTAATGTCGGAACGAAGTTGTAAGCGTGGGCTTTCATACCATGTGAATGCATCTGGATTTACTACGATCATTGACTGATCTCCAGTTGTGTATCCATCAAGTGAGCGAGAAACATAAAGATCCAAGCCAGCAACATTTCCACGAAGTGAAGTTGGAACTACATTACCGCCAGCATTTTGTGGTTGTGATGCATTGTAAATTGGGCGACCGCTGTCATTGTAGCCCATGATGTTGCCCCATTGAGTGCTATTAACAATCAAATTACGAGCAAATCCAAGTGAGCCAGAATAAACAGAAGCAGCAGCACCAGAAACATAAGATAGAAGTCCAGCAGCTGTGTTATCAGCTGTTGCTGTTAGCAATGAGCAAGATGATCCAAGAACTCCTGCAACATAACTATCTGTGGTCTTTGCGTAAGCAAATTCCATTTGACGAACTAACTCATCAAAGAATGCTGGAGATGAACGATCAAGAAGTTCTACTGAGAATGTTTGTCCGCCAGCAAATTTCTTTACATCAACAGATACAAAAGATGATGTCATGTCAGTTGTGTCGATTGCAGCAGCCTCTGCCTCAAGCGATGTCGTAGGGACAGCCGTAATTTTTGGAATTTCAAATGTCATGCCGGCAGCCGGTAAAGTGCCACGAGATAGAGCATCGATTAAGCCACGATCAGCATTTGATAGACCATTGATGATCTCGGTTGATTGTGGTGTTGGAATTAGACCAGCAACTGTGCCGGTTGTGTCAGCAGCCATTACATACTGACGGCTTTCCTCTGAACCTAATGCAGCACGAACTGAGTGCTCCAAGTAAGTTGCTTTTGAATTGATTGGTGAGCGTGGCTTTGTGTAAGCAACTGATTGAGTTGCTACTACTGCCACAGGCTCAGACTTTGCAGCTTCTACCGCTTCGGTTGCGATAGGAGCATCTGAAGTTATATCAGACACTTTGTCCTCCTGTGTTGTTGTATCCTCAGCGGTTGCTTCGGAATTCTCTGCTGGTGTATTTGTTGCAACTACGCTTTCAACTTTTGCTGAGGCAATTGCTGGATCAGACACCAAACTGACTTCTTGTAAAGAACTTTTTGAAATTACCATTGCGCCATCTTTGTTATCCCAAGCATCAACCATTACTCCAACAGAAAATCCATCTCTTAATCCTGTTGCTGCTTCCTCAAGCGCATCATCAGCTGCAAAAGTTTTAGCCAATTTAAATGTGCCTTCCAAACCTTTATCATTTGCAGTTATATCAATGAGTTTTCCTAAAGGTCTTGTTTTGTCATGCTCTAAAAGCAATTTGACCGGCTTTGCGAAATCAATGCTGTCTTTTGCAAAAACAGTAGCACCTGCTGAGGTCATACCTTTTTCATTCCAGCTTACAATTGTTCCACTTATTGTTCTCTTGTTTGTATCAGCTGCGGTTATTGTTATTGGGAAATTGATCTTCATCGGATCAAGTCCTCCTCCTCTTGGATTTGTTCAACGCTCATCGCGCCGATGCGGTTTAGGATTTCATAAACTTGAGCACGCTCTAATGCTGAACCTCTCAAGAAATCATCAATGTCAAATCTAACTTCAACACCATTTGGAACAAAATCAGCGGCAGATAATCTTTGCTCTATCGGTGTAATTATATTTCTCAAACTAAAGTCGATCAGGGCTTTTCGTTCCATAATGGTCGTGCTGTATGTCATGCTCGTTGTTTCAGCAGATAAGAAACTTGCCGGAATACCAACTGCTCTTGCAATTTCTGTTGCAAGGTATTGGCGTGCTTCATTTAATTGTAATTTTTGTGGATCAAAGCCTAATGCTGTTAATTCAACATCAGCATTTAAAAATGCAGTTGCTCTTGTGTTTCTAGCAACTTTCCAACTTTCAAGAAGTTTTGTAATTCGCTCTGGTGCAAGATTAGTTCCATTTGATTTTAATACCATTGTGGGAACTGGTTCTTTAGCGTATAATTCAGCAGCCTTTTCTAATTCTTGAGCAGCTCTTATTGTGCGACCTGCACGATTTAATACGCCTTCGTCTAATCCACTAAATACAATTAAAGATCCAATGCCTGATGCTGGAACATGCATTCCATCAACCATGTAAGAAGTAATTTCGGTTTGATTTGCATTTAGATTGTAAGTAACTCGATCAGGTGCAACTCTTGTCCATGCACGAACTCGACTGTTATCTGATGCAGCATAAGCATCTAAAACTTGACCATAAGCAACTCCATGAAATAATAAATCCTCAGCAATCCATGCATAAATAGCAGAACCAGCAATTCTTGGATCTGGTTGCATAATTACACGATTTGGATCTAAATGTTCTTTTGTAAAATGATTGTAAGTTTCAATTGGCAACGAACCAATTGTTGAGCAAATTATATTTCTTGCTCTTGCTACTGATGGAACTGACATCGCTTGTTCGCGAGTTGCAGTTTGTGCTCCATAAAATAATCCACCAACAGCTGATTGTAAATTGTAAGGCGTATTGGCAGCAGCTACATCTGTTTGAATTTTTGGTGTCTGATTTGTCAGAAATCTATCGAATAATCCCATTAGCACATAATATACCATAAAGTCTAGTTTAGACGATTTGTATGTCTATTTCCGTTTCAGGTTGTGTCGCAAAATAAGTTACCAATGCCGTTGCCACAGATGCACAAACTGCAACTCTGCTGGCTCGCCTTCCAATAATCCAAGATCCATCACCATAAGGCAATTTTGCAGCTGACAAGGTTTGTTGTGTTAATTCCTCTTGTCCGGAATGCTGCAACCTGTGTGAGTTAATTGCTCCAAGCCATCGGTCGCAACTTTCTGCGTATATTCCGCCATCCATGTCGGTTGTTTGAATTCCGGCAGAACTTAGGCGACTAGCAACTGCCATGCTTGTTCTTTTGCTATAAGCCACAGTTTGCGTGTTGTATTTTCTAACATAAGGCGCAATGTCGTTGGCAACTGCTAGATCGTTCAAGCTGTAATCATTTGACCAAGTATGAAGCAATTGCACATAAAATCTTTCACCCGATAATCTTTGAGCAGCAACTAATGCGCCAAACTTTCTATCAGGCGACAAATCAAGACCAAGCCAAGTAGGTTGTTCAGGATCTAGTGGTATTGCATCTATCTGACACATTGCCCACTTTTGCGGATCAATTGCGCTGTTTATTGTATCGACCCATTGCGTAAGCAACTCAGTCCTAACAATATCCGGTGGATCATTGATTGCAGCTTTAATGTTATCTGGGTGAATTGTAATTCCTAATGATGGGTTGGCTTGAGCAAATGCAGACCAGTTAATATCGCCTGACGGAAGGTTGATCGGCGCATCTGGTTCGGCACTCCACTCAAACCACCCAATCGGGTCATTGGTTGTAGCTGATGCCAATGCCCTCTCACGCAATTTGTTTAGAATAACTGAATGTTGATCCCCTGCTGATGAATAAACCCATACTTGCGGATTTTTAGCACTCATCATTGAATAACGCATTGATGACCATGCATCCTCATCTTTGTATTCTCGCAACTCATCCATGTGAATTGTTTCGGGTTTGCTCAAACCTCTAGCTGCATTGTTAGCAGCCTTGACAACAAACCGCCTGTTGCCAAATAACTCTATTTCCTCCGCGCCATGTTGCCATCGGATTTTCTTAACTTCTTTCTCAAGTGCCGGATGTGTTTCAATCAAGCCAACAATCTGTCTGAATGTTTCAAGTGATGTAGTAAGTCTGTGAGCTGATGCAAGTTGTAATCCTTCGCCCCACACAAACATACCGGTCAAGATACGCAACATCATAAATGTTGACTTTCCGTTTTGTCTTGACAGCAACAGACCGACCTCATTTGTAGCCCAGCGATCATCCTCTTTAACTTTGTGAGCATGAATTGCAACAAACTTTTGCCAATCCATCAGCTGTATGCCGATCTCAGTTGCAAAATCGATCATTTCTTGACCTTTAGACGGCAAATCATTGAGTTTTGAGCAAATACGCGGTGTTTGCACACCTCCTAATGTCGATTGAGCGTGATCTAGGCTTATCTCACCCGTTTGTAAATCAATCAATTCGATCCAGTCTGATCGTGGCTGATCGAGGTGTTTTGTGGGTTAGAAAAGGAACGGGGGGTCGGTGGTGTCCTTGTGCTCA